GTACTTGGTGATGACATTGTCATAGCCAATGAGCTTGTAGCATTAGAATATTTAAAACTAATGGAATCATTAGGTTTAAAAATCTCTCACTACAAATCTATTATTTCTAGTAACTTCACTGAGTTTGCTAAGAAGTTGAAAGGTCCAAATAACTTGGACATTTCTCCTATCGGAGCAGGTTTAGTGTTGTTTACTTTACGTAATAGATATTATATTGGTGTTCTTATATATGAAATACTTAGAAGGAGATGAGTGAACGTCTTTAATGTCTACCCCTATTTAATTAGAACTTTACCTAAGAAATATTTTCCTAGATATAAAGTTATAATTGAATATTTTGTTGCTCTCTATATCCAGAATTATAAGCCAAAAGGTGACGGGTTGTTTACACCCGATGCTTTTAAAACTTATAGTTCCCTGTATTTAGGAAGAAGCCTCCGTATGGATGCTTTATTGGATTTAAAGAAAGAGTTTGTTTTACGTGATTTCTCAAGACTGATTGCTTCTTTCAAATATACCTTAAATAAAGGTCTATTTGTTACACAAAGTAGAGTTGGTTTACTTGATTGGTCTGAAATAATCTTTCTTCCCTTTTTACCTTCTACCTATGTGATGATTAAGTCATACTGTCTTTCTCTTAATGACATATCCAAAGAATTTGGAATATGATGACTGAAATCTTATAATGAGAGTTTAATAACTCCCAGAGATAAGATGTTCAAGTCTCCTAATACCGTTAAATCGGTTTTAGACATTATGAAAAAAGAAAGTATTCTTGATTTAAACATATTAGATAAGGGTAAGGTGAAACTAATTCTAAACAACATATACGAATTAAATCGTCATGTGAATTATATCAGTCTCAATTTAGAATCTATGTTACATACTCAATTAGTCATGTTTGATAACTTTCCATCGTTATCAGGACTTGCACCAATTAATAGTATTATAACTAGAAATTCTGAATATAACTTACCACGTTACTTTTATGGTAATTCAACTAACCTAATCAAGAGTAAGGTTAAAGATAATGAGTCTAAGAGAGGTCTAACATTGCCTCTCCTGGGGCTCAAGGGAATAATAGGTTTTGGTCGTACGGCGTAAACCTACCCTCCAAATATGAGTCCAC